CAGACGCAGAAAAGGAGACTTACGAGTTTGGATTACAGATTGGACAAGCGATACAATACGAATGGTTTAGAAAAGATTCTAATGGCTGTAGATATTATAGTCAGTGGAGAGATTTTAATAGACTTCGTCTTTATGCGAGAGGTGAACAGTCGATTGCTAAGTACAAAAACGAATTAGCAATTGATGGAGATTTATCTTATTTAAACCTAGACTGGACTCCAGTTCCAATAATCCCAAAATTTGTAGACATAGTAGTGAACGGAATGTCCGATAGGCTTTTTAAAGTTAAAGCTTATGCGCAAGATGCCTTATCCCAGTCTAAAAGAAGTAAATATCAAGAAATGATTGAGGGGCAAATGGCGGCCAAAGATGTATTAGAAATAGTTCAAAAAAACACAGGATTTGATCCTTTTATTATGAATCCTGACGATTTACCAGCAAGCGATGAAGAGTTAAGTTTGTATATGAACTTAAACTATAAACCAGCCATAGAGATAGCTGAAGAGGAGGCGATAGATACGATGTTTGCTGAGAATCATTATGAGGATATTCGCAAACGGGTAGATTACGATGTAATGGTTACAGGAATGGGGATTTCAAAACATGAGTTTTTGCCGGGAGCGGGAGTGGCTATCTCGTATGTTGATCCTGCTAATGTGGTCTATAGTTATACAGAAGACCCTCATTTTAAAGACTGTTTTTATTGGGGAGAAATTAAAACAGTTCCTATAGCAGAGTTACTTAAAATAGACCCCACCCTTACCAAAGAAGATTTAGATAAAATTTCAAAGTATAGCCAAACATGGTTTAATTATTTTAATGTTGCTCAGTTTTATGAGAATGATATCTTTTATAGAGACACTTGTACATTAATGTACTTTAATTATAAGACTACAAAAAAAATAGTATACAAGAAAAAGATTTTAGAGAATGGAAACATTAGGATGATAGAAAAAGATGACGGCTTCAACCCGCCAGACGAGATGATGGAAGAGGGTAGCTTTGAAAAAATAGAAAAAACAATTGATGTGTGGTATGATGGGGTTATGGTAATGGGAACAAATATAGTTCTGAAATGGGAGCTTGCTAAAAATATGGTAAGGCCTAAGTCTTCATCCCAGCACGCTATTCCAAACTATGTAGCTGTCGCCCCAAGGATGTATAAAGGAGTTATAGAGTCTTTAGTACGAAGAATGATTCCTTACGCTGACCTTATTCAGATGACTCATTTAAAATTACAACAAGTAATTGCTAGAACAGTGCCAGATGGAGTCTATATAGATGCAGATGGTTTAAACGAAGTTGATTTAGGAACAGGTGCAGCTTATAATCCAGAGGACGCATTAAGATTATATTTCCAAACAGGTAGTGTAATTGGCAGAAGTTATACCCAAGAAGGTGATTATAACCAAGGGAAAATTCCAATACAACAGCTTACGAGCAATTCAGGAGCATCTAAGACGCAAATGCTTATCGCTAACCTTAACCACTATTTAGATATGATAAGGGCGGTAACAGGCTTAAATGAAGCGAGAGATGGTACAATGCCAAATTCTGACGCTTTAGTGGGCGTTCAAAAGCTTGCTGCACTAAGTTCTAATACTGCTACCCGCCATATATTAGATGGAAGTCTTTACATATATCGCACGTTAGCCGAAGCGTTAACTTATAGGGTAGCAGATATTTTAGAGTATTCTGATTTTAAAGATGATTTTATAAATAAGATAGGAAAATATAATGTAAGTATATTGGGTGACATTTCAGAGTTATATATATATGACTTTGGAATCTTTATTGAGCTTTCTCCCGACGAAGAGCAGAAAGCAATGCTGGAGCAAAATATTCAAATGGCTTTATCTAAAGGGGATATTAATTTAGAAGATGCTATTGATATTAGAGAGATTAAAAATTTAAAACTTGCCAATCAGTTATTAAAGGTTAAACGTAAAGCTAAGCAAGAGCAAGATCAAAAGATAGCAATGCAACAACAGGCGATGATTTCTCAACAACAAATAAAATCTCAAGAAATGTCAGCTCAAGTAGAAATGAAGAAGATCCAAATGGAAACTCAAGCTAAAATGCAATACAGACAAGCGGATATAGCTTTTGAAATAGAAAAACAAAAAGTAGAAGCTCAATTAAAATCTCAACTAATGCACCAAGAGTTCAGTTATAATTTACGGCTTAATGGCGTGACCGAAGATTCTTTATCTCAGAGAGAGGGCGCAAGAGAAAAAGGTAAGAGTGATAGAATAAGCCAGCAAAATACAGAGCAATCTAAAATGATCACTCAAAGAAAAAATAATTTACCCCCACAAAACTTTGAATCAAACGAAGACTCTTTAGATGGGTTTGATCTAGCAGAATTTGAGCCAAGATAATGTGTTTAAATTTTCACTAACTTTGCAATTAAATCAAATCAAATCAAATGGATATAAAAGTAAGAGAAGTCACGGCTGAAGATAAGTCGACTCAAGAAATAGAAAAAGAGCTGCTTGATAAACATGAGCAGTCTCAAAACACTGACACTGAAGATTCAGTTCAAGTGAAAGATGAGGAAACCTCTGTAGCTCAAGCAGACAATTCTGCCTTAGAAGAGAAAGAGGAAATTGAAGTTAAGGAAGAAGAAGAAATAAAACCGGAAGAACCGGCGGAAACTCCACCGCAAATGGAGGAAAAAGATGTTCTTTCATATATTGGACAACGATACGGTAAGGAAATTAATTCTATAGACGAATTAATAAGCGCACGTGAAGAGGGAGAAAAACTGCCCGAAGATGTGGCTTCTTACTTAAAGTATAAAAAAGATACTGGACGAGGATTTAATGATTTTGCAAAATTGCAAAAAGATTATTCCGATTTTAGTCCAGACGCTTTGCTAAAAGAGTATTATACAATAACTGAAGAAGGCTTAGACCCGGAAGATATTGACTCTATTATGGAGGATTTTAATTTTGATGAAGAGATACATGAACCGAATGAAATTAAAAAAATCAAACTAGCAAAGAAGAAAGAAATTGCTAAAGCTAAAAAGTTTCTTAAACAACAGCAGGAACTATACAAACAGCCCCTTGAGTCAAGGGAAAGTTCTGCCACTGCAAGTAATGATGAACTTATTCAGTATAGGCAATATTTTGAGAATGCTAAATCTCAGGAAGAGGATGCAGGCAAAAAGCGTGAATGGTTTGCTAAAAAAAGCAACGAGGTATTCGGGTCAGAATTTAAAGGTTTTAAATTCGATATTGATCAAGGCGAAATTGTTTATTCCCCTGGTAGCGCTTCTGAACTAAAAAAAGCTCAAGAAACTCCATTAAATTTTATAAATAAATTTATGGATAGCAAAGGGTTTATTTCAGACGCAGAAGGTTATCACCGTGCTTTAGCTCTCGCAATGAATCCTGAAAAATTTGCCAAGTTCTTTTATGAGCAAGGTCAATCACAGGCAACTGACGATGTAATACGTAAGACAAAAAATATAAACATGTCCGAGCGTACTGCACCGCAGATTTCTGTAAAATCAGGATTTCAAGTTAAATCAGTTTCTCAGCCATCAAGCCGAGGACTGAGAATAAAGAGTATAAAAAAAACGTAATAAATTTTAAAAAAAAATAATAAATTATGGCAGGACAAGTAAAAGCGTCACCAACATATGCGTTGACGCCGAGTTCAGAAAGAACTCCAACCGCAGAAAACTATATTGTCAATTTCGATTTCTTAAATCAGTATTTACCTGACACTTATGAAAAAGAATTTGAAAGATATGGTAATAGAACTATCTCCTCTTTCCTTAGAATGGTAGGAGCAGAGATGCCTACAAACTCAGACCTTATTAAATGGGCTGAGCAAGGTAGATTACACACGAAGTATACAAGTGTGGGAACAGCCGCTATAGCAGGCGCAGACCAAGTAGTGTTTACAATAAACGACGTAATAGACCCAGTAACGGCTGAGCAGGTTATTAGAATTGGCCAAACAGTTGTTATTGTTCAAAATGACGGCTCTGGTATCAATAAAGCAGTAGTAAGCGCAGTAACAGTAGCCCCTGTTCCAGGAACGTTCACAGCTGACTTTTACGAAGCAGGAGGTTTAGTTACCGCAGGAACAGGTGCAGGTAACGCAGATGTTACAGTATTCATTTACGGTTCAGAATTTCAAAAAGGAACAGCAGGTATGTTAGGCTCATTAGAAGCTAATGACTTTATCTTTTCTAATAAACCAATCATTATTAAAGATACTTACACAGTATCTGGTTCTGATATGGCTCAAATTGGATGGGTAGAAGTTACTACAGAAGATGGTGCAACAGGATACCTATGGTACTTAAAATCTGAGCACGAAACAAGGCTTAGATTTGATGACTATTTAGAAACAGCAATGATTGAAGCTGTACCAGCAGAAGTTGCTTCAGGTGCTACTGCTGCTATCGGTCTTAATACCGGTGCAGGTGCACAAGGAGCTGGTTCTGATGGAATCTTCTATGCAGTTACAAACAGAGGAAATATCTGGGATGGTGGTAATCCAACTACCCTTGCAGATTT